GCGCATCCTGGAGGCATTGGTGGGCTACGCCAACCGGGTCAGCCCCAGCCTTGCCTCCCTGGGCACACAGTTCGGCTTGCAGCCCCTGATCGGCAAGCGCCTGGCCATGATCTCCGACGCCCGCCTCTCCGGCCGCGCTGATCAGCAACCCATCGTGGAAAACCTGCTGCGCATCTCCGGCGAGGACACCATCACGATCGACCGCAAGAACATGACCGCATGGTCCGGCAAGATGGCCATCCGCTTCGTGCTAGCCTCCAACGAGCTGCCCGCCTTCTCGGACGCCTCTGCGGCGCTTGCCAACCGCTTCTTGCCTTTCAAGTTCAACACCAGCTTCCTGGGCAAGGAAGACCACGGCCTGACCTCCCGCCTGCTCAAGGAGCTGCCCGGCATCGTGATCTGGGCCCTCGAAGGCTTGGCCCGTTTGAACCAGCGCGGCTATTTCCAGCGGCCCACCTCGGCCGACGAGCTGGCCTCCGACCTGGTCGATCAGACCAGCCCGATCCGCGCCTTTGCCGACGAGATGTGCGTGGTCAGCGAGCACTCGCAAGTCGACCGCGACGAGCTTTTCAAGGCCTGGAAGAAGTGGTGCGAGGCCCAAGGCCGGGATCACGCGGGCACCAAAGTGTCCTTTGGCCGCCAACTTTCAGCCGCCTTCCCAACCATCAAGCGCAGCCAACCGCGCAGTTCTGGCACAGGATCGAAGGCCGATCCATCCTGTGCCACGGAGGGTTCTGGCACAAGATTGAACCTCTTTACCGGGATTCGCCTGCGCCACGACTGGGAGAGCGATTCGGAACCATTCTGATTTTTGCGTTTGGCACAGGATGCATCTTGTGCCGGCACAGGATAAACATCTTTTGGCACAGGATTCAAAAATGATGCAACCCATTGATTTTAAAAGACTTTTTACCTTTGGCACAGGATGGCACAGGATAAAACGCCTATATTCACATACGCATGCACACGCACACACGCAAAGAAGAACCCGGTAGAAATGTCTGCTTTTATCCCGTTCCACCTGTGCCATCCTGTGCCAGCCTCAGCTGTTGCATAATTCACAACCATCACAGCAACCACATCCCAACCCCACCAAAACCGGAGCAAGCATGAAAAAACAGCCCGCTGAATCCACCTCGGAAATCACCGCCGAAAAACTCACCGGAAACCCCGCAGACAAAATCGAGCAGTGGGACATTAACCGGCTCGTGCCATACGCACGCAACAGCCGCACCCACTCAGACGAGCAGATCGGACAGATCGCAGCCTCGATCAAAGAGTGGGGTTGGACCACGCCTATCCTGGTCGATGAGAACGGCGGCATCATTGCCGGACACGGCCGCACAATGGCCGCACAGCGCCTCAAAATCAAAACGGTCCCGGTCATGGTGGCCACCGGCTGGTCCGACGCCAAAAAACGCGCCTATGTCATCGCCGACAACCGCCTCGCCCTCAACGCCGGCTGGGACAACGAGATGCTGGCCACCGAGTTCAAAGACCTCATGGAGTTCGGCTTCGACGTCAGCCTCACAGGCTTCACCGAAGAAGAGATCGATGCCCTGATGCCCATCGAGCTGGAAGAAGGCCTCACAGACCCCGACGAGGCCCCCGAAGCCCCCGCTAACCCCGTCACCGTCCAAGGCGACGTTTGGGTGCTCGGCAAGCACCGCCTCCTGTGCGGCGACTCCACCAGCATGGAAGACCTGGCCAAGCTCTGCGAAAACCAGGCCGTGGACATGTGGCTGACCGACCCACCTTACAACGTGGCCTACGAGGGCGGCACCAAGGAGAAGCTGACCATCAAAAACGACGAGATGGGCGACGATCAGTTCCGTCAGTTCCTGCGAGACGCCTACACCGCCGCCGATTCGGTCATGAAAGCCGGCGCGGTTTTCTACATCTGGCACGCCGACAGCGAGGGCTACAACTTCCGGGGAGCCGCCAAAGACGCCGGCTGGACCGTGCGCCAGTGCCTGATCTGGAAAAAATCCTCCCTCGTCATGGGCCGCCAGGACTACCACTGGAAGCACGAGCCATGCCTGTACGGCTGGAAAGAAGGCGCTGGCCACCTTTGGGCCGCTGATCGCAAGCAAACCACCATCCTCGAGTTCGACAAGCCCAGCCGCAACGGCGAGCACCCCACCATGAAGCCCGTGGCCCTGTTCGAGTACCAGATGCTCAACAACACCAAAGGCGGCGACATCGTTTTGGACTCCTTTGGCGGCTCCGGCACCACCCTGATCGCGGCCGAGAAAAACGGTCGGGTTGCACGCTTGATGGAGTTGGACCCAAAATACTGCGACGTGATCGTGACCCGGTGGCAACAATTCACCGGCAAGCACGCTCACCTGGAGGCCGACGGTCGGTCCTTCACCGAGGTGATGGGCGAACGCAGCCCAAACAGCCTGATCGGCAGCGATGTTGGCAAGGCTGACAAGGCCAACGCCGAGAAGACCAAGACGGCAAAATCTGCCGATTAATGACCAAAACCAACCGAATCACTGTCAAAAAGGAGAGATTCATGACAAAAACCACTGAAAAACCGGTTGTAAAAAAGACAGGCAAAAACGGAGGGGCCCGCCCAGACGCCGGCCGCCCTGGGTTTGAGCCATCAGAGACCGAGCGCAAGCAGGTGGAAGCCCTGTCGGGCTACGGCCTGCCGTTGGACCAGATTGCCGTGCTGGTGCGCAAGGGCATCAGCGTGGACACCCTGACCAAGCACTTCTCCGAGGAGCTGATCAGCGGCAAAGCCAAGGCCAACAGCCAGGTCGGCCGCACGTTGTTCCAGAAGGCGACGAGCGGCGACACCACGGCCATGATCTGGTGGACCAAGACCCAGATGAAGTGGTCCGAGACCCAGAAGGTCGAGCACACCGGCAAGGACGGCGGCGCGATTGCCTTGGCCAACGTGGACTTGAAGGGCCTCAACGACACCGAGCTGGCGCAGATGCAGGCGCTGTTGCAAAAAGCCAACGGGAGTGATCAATGACCGGTCCAAAACTTGACCTGCCGCTGAACGTGAGGCTGTCCCAGGACGTCGGCATCAACCTCAGCGCCGAAGACGCCCCCAAGCTGCTGGAGTTCATCAACAAGACCGTGCGCGGCGAAATCGCCAAGATTGGCCCGCGCGTTGAAGCTGCAATTGCGCAGGCCGCCCTGGACGCTGGCGTGGCCGAGCGCCAGCGCATCATCCAGTGGATGCGCGAAGACGACGGCGCGGGCATGAGCGCCAAAGAGTACGCCGACATTTTGGCCATGGGCCTCCCAACCAACGCAACAGAAAGCAACGAATGACCCTCACCAAACCCACCCTGCCCGAGTCTCCCCTGCCCGCGCTGCTGGACCACGACGGACGCTTTCAGGCGTTGTTTCCTGAAGACCTGGTGCGCCAGCACGGCGAGGACATGATCGCCTTCGAGCGCGCCCGCATCCTGGCGCTGCTGGACACGTTTGCCGGCCAGTGCCAAGCGCAGGCCGAGGCCATGAGCGAGACTGGCCACGCCAACCAAACGGTGGTCAACGCACAGCACGACGCGGTGCGCCTGCTGCAAGAGGCGATCAACGCCTCATGACTGCCTCAGCGGCTTACCCGGGCGATGAGGACGTGTTTTGCCATGTGGTCCCGATCGGGGACTTCAAGGAGCACGAACTCTCGCGCGCCTGCTGGTGCCACCCGCAGCCCGACGATCAAGTGCCCGAGGTGATGGTGCACAACGCCATGGATCAACGTGAGCGGCTTGAACGCGGCGAGATTTACATCCAATGAGCGCATCCTTTTCCCCGGCCGTCATGCTGGGCCTGATCAAGCGCGAGCAAGACAGACGCCGCGCCAGCGCTTCGCTGTACGAGTTCGTCAAGCAGGCCTGGCACGTCATGGAGCCCGGCGTCCCGTTCGTGCCCAGCTGGCACATCGAGACGATCTGCGAGCACTTGGAGGCCGTGAGCAGCGGCGATATTCACCGGCTTTTGGTCAACATCCCGCCTCGGCACTCCAAGTCCACCATCGTGTCCGTCGCTTGGTGCGCTTGGGAGTGGATCGCCCAGCCCGAGCAGAAGTTCTTGGCCGCGTCCTACTCCGGCACGCTGTCCATCCGAGACAACTTGAAGGCCCGGCGGCTGATCCAGTCGCCTTGGTACCAAGAGCGCTGGGGCCACATGTTCAACATGGCCGGCGATCAGAACGCCAAGCAGCGCTTCGAGAACGACAAGACAGGCTACCGGTTGGCCACCTCGGTGGGCGGTACCGCCACCGGTGAGGGCGGCTCACGCCTGATCCTGGACGACCCGCACGGCGCGCAAGACGCGCAGTCGGAAACCATGCGCGAGTCGGCGCTCGAATGGTTCGACATGGTTTGGTCCACCCGGCTGAACAACCCGAAGACCGACGCCATGGTCACGGTGATGCAGCGCCTGCACGAGAAGGACATTTCGGGCCACATCATCAACGACATTGGCGGCTGGGAGCACGTTTGCATCCCCGCCGAGTGGGACGGCAAGAAGCGCCGCACGATCTTGGGGCCCTACGATCCCCGCACCGAGAAGGGCCAGCTCATTTGCCCCGATCGTTTTGGCCCCGAGGAGGTGACCAAACTCAAGCAGCTGCTGGGCACCTACGGCGCATCGGGCCAACTCCAGCAAGACCCATCGCCCGTTGGCGGTGGCATCTTGAAGACCGAGCACTTCCGGCTGTGGCCCATGGCCACACGGCTGCCGCAGTTCGAGTACATCCTCCAGTCCTACGACTGCGCCTTCACCGAGCGCACCACCGGCGACCCGACTGCCTGCACGGTCTGGGGCATTTTCACGCACCGAGGCCAGCACAACGCGATGCTTCTGGACGCCTGGGACGAGCACCTCGGGTATCCCGATCTCCGGGCCAAGGTGATCAAGGACTGGACGAGCGAGTACGGAGCCGACAGCAGCGCCAAGGCGGGCATGCCGACCAAAGGCCGCCGGCCGGACCGAATCCTGGTCGAAGCCAAGGCGTCGGGCCAGTCGCTGTTGCAGGATTTGCGGTTGGCCAAAGTCCCCGCCGTTGGCTACAATCCCGGGCAAGCGGACAAGGTGTCAAGGGCACACCAGACCGCGCCGACGTTGGAGCTTGGATTGCTGTGGATACCGGAGTCTGCCAAAAACCCCGGCCAGCCTGTTGGTTGGGCCCAGCCGTTCTTGAACCAAGTGGCAAAGTTCCCCGTTGCAGAGCATGACGATTACGTGGACACTTTCACGCAAACGATCATCTTCTTGAAAAACGACGGCTGGTTCGAGCTGCCACAAGCACGCGACGTTGACGACAAGCCGCCCCGCTCAAGAGAAGGAAGGGTCAACCCGTATGCCGCTTAAACCGCTCAAAAAATCCGACATGGCGTGCAACAGTCCGAAGCGCACGCCCGATCATCCCAAGAAATCCCACGTGGTCAAAGCCTGCTACGACGGCACCGAGAAGGTGATCCGCTTTGGCGAGCAGGGAGCCAAGACGGCCGGCAAGCCTAAGGCGGGCGAGTCGCAGGCCATGAAGGACAAGCGGGCGTCGTTCAAAGCGCGCCACGGTGAAAACATCGCCAAGGGGCCGTCGAGCGCGGCTTACTGGGCGGCAAAGACGAAGTGGTAAGCCATGGCTGATTCAATTTTCCCCGTTGATGCTCGCACGTATTTTCAGACATTGTTCGGCAACCGTGAGCCGATCACTGAACGCGACTTCTCTGCCAATGAGCTGACCAACATCCGCGCCGCGATTGAGGCCAATCAACGCCGCACAGGTGCAAACGCTCGCGGGAATGTCGGGTATGCCGACTATCCCAAAGGCGATCAGATTGGGCCTGGGTACGAGCCGATTGCAAACACGCTCGGCCGCTTCAACTACCGCCGGATGCCAAGCGGCGAAATCGTGGCCACCGATCGCTACGACTTCTTGAACGATGAGCGCAAGGCATCTGTTGAGGATTACGAGCGCATGGGGGCTTTGCAAAAAGCCGCCACGGTTCTTGGGCGTGGTTTGAGCCGCATCGTTTACGACCCGCGTTCAAACACCGGCCTGACTTTCAACCCTCGGTCCCCTCTTGACGAAGCTGGCGATGCCTACATCGGCAGAGAAGGCCGCGACGTTCGAATCACTTTGCCGCCTGTGCACAAAGCTCAAGGCGGCCTCGCCCAATACAAGGAGTGCACCTGTGGCCGATGATCTGACCCGTCCATACATCGGCTACCGCTCCGCCGGTCGCCGCCCTGAGTCGCAGCAAGACCGCCGCGCCGCTGCCGACGCCCCGCTGGCCGCGCTGCGCGGTGTTTTGTCCGGAGTGCTTGGCGCGCCTGGCGACATTGAGTCGTTGGTGCGCATGCTGCCCGGGCTGTCCGAGCGGACGGTGCTGCCGACCAGCGCCGATGTTGAGCGCCGCCTGCCTTTGCGATCGGTGTCCGAGACGCCGGCTGGCCGTGCGTTCACAGAGGCGGGCACGCTGGGTGGTGGTTTTTACACCGGGCCCGGAGCACCTTTGCGTGCGATCGCGGCGATGCCTTCGGCCGTGAGCCGCGCGGCGCGTGATTTTGCTGTTGCCGCTGGGCAACCCGCCGTGAATGTGGTCAAGCCAAAGGGCGGCAACTGGCTTTCTGGCGCGGTCGAGCGGGTCGTGGAGCCGATGCGTGTGCGCGTTGTTGGCTCTGATCCCGCAGCCCGACTTCGAGACTTGGACGCCGCCTACGCTCAAAACGTTGAGGCGGGTGTTGCTATGGACCCGGCTGTTTTTGCACGCGAGCGCGCAAGGCTTGAACCCGAAGCCGCGATCAACCGCTGGCTTGACACCAAGTTGACAAAGTACATGCGCAACGAGATGGCCACGCCAGAGGACCCACTGCGTGCGCTGGCCGAGCGTGGGGTGCTGCACTACGATCCAACGCCGACGGGTTACAGCGTTGCCGGTCCTCGTGTTGCCGCCGGGTTTCCGGAAGAAGGTATGGCGCAATCAGACCTTGCGAAACGATGGGAAAAACGCGCTGATACATTTTTCAACCAGCTTCAAGCATCCGATATCACTCGCGGGTATCCGGAGCTGGTTGAAAAAGACCCGTGGCTGGCAAAAGTTCCGCCAGAAACGCGCGTTTACGAGTTGCTTGGTGGCGCAAACGAAGAGCTGGGCATGCAGCACTTGGTCGATGAGCTTAAAAACGCCATCAACCCCACGTCCGGCCTGCCCGAGAACCTGCAATGGAAGTACTCCGACCTTGACAAGGTCACCGTGCCCCAGGCCGTCGAGCGCGTGGCCAAGATCAACGAGTGGCGCGCCGCTCAGAAGGCCGAGGCCGACATGGCTCGGGCGATGAACCCGGCCACGCAGGTGTTCAAGGAGTACCCGGAGCAGGGCTTCAAGTGGGTGGAGCTTAAATTGCCTGAAAAAACAGGTAAAAAAGAAGCCCGCAGGATTGGCGCTGATGAAGCCGAAAGACTTGGTGAGGGTGTTGATCGCCTCAATGAAGATGACTTGCAAGACTTCATTCGAGAGCAAGCAAAAGAAATGGAAATCAGGCGCGGGACCCCTGAATATGAAGACCTCGCTCAAGAGTTGAGGCGAGATTTTGGCCCAGTCGAGAGCGAAGTGGACTCTGCTTACAACATTCTCGAAGACGCCCTCAAGTACGAAGGCGAGACGATGGGCCACTGCGTCGGCGGTTACTGCCCGGACGTAGTCGAGGGCCGGTCAAAGATTTACTCGCTGCGCGACAAGAAGGGGCAGCCGCATGTGACGATTGAGGTCAAACCTGGCGTTGAGAACCCATCAATTACTGAGGGTGAGTTCCGGGGACAAAAACGCTTTATCGTCAACAACAAAGGCACTGGCTTTCCAACGATTGAAGAGGCCCAGCAATACGCTCGTGAAATCAGCACGCCCGAGATCGTCCAGATCAAAGGCAAGGCCAACCGCGCGCCCAAGGAAGAGTACCTGCCAGCGGTGCAGGACTTTGTGCGGTC